TTAGCGCGCTGGGCCGGCCTCCTTCGCAAACGCTTTTTCGACGTCCTGCAATGACCGGATAGCGCCGCCTTCGATTGCCGCAATGACAGACTGCTCGATGGCGAATGCCCTCCGAACGTGCTCTCTGACCGCTGTCGAGACGGCAACCATTTCGTCATTCGACAAGGTGCGGAAAACGCCGTCCGCGAACTTGAAACCATCTCCATCCACGCGAATGCCAGACAGGATTGCCAGGCGCTCGGCCATGATCTTTGCCTGGCTGTCCCGATCCGTAGATACGAGAAGCCCGTCCCAGTTCACGCCGCCGACCTCCAGGCGCCATCTCAGATCGGCCGCTGTTCTCAAGAGTTCATCGCGGGTTACTGCCGCAACCGATGGCGCGTAAAAGGCGTCTGTGATGGGATCGTAGATGTCTCCAGGCCCTGCATCGCCGGCAGGAACGACGATATGGCCTGGGATCTGGTGTCCTTTAGGAGCAATGATGACATTTATCACCACTCCGTCCTTGATGACCGCGTGTCTCATCAGCCGATAACCCTCACTCTAACCTCACCGCGAGCGCCGACCGCCTGCGCTCCACCACCTCCGCCTGGCGGATTGCCGGCCTGAAGGCCATTTCCACCCGAGCCTCCATAGACGCTCGTCCCCCCCGTGCCTTCACTACCGCCGCCATTGTGATGGCCGCCGCCGCCAGCTCCGCCAAACAAAGAAGCGCCTCCCGTGCCGCCGCCCATGGCGCCGCCCACGTTTGCCCCACCTCCGCCACCCCATATACCCACAGCAGCCGAGGCGCCCGCCCCGCCGCCAATAATCCCGCCAGCACCAGGAGTTGGGCCGCTTGTGCCGGATGTCGGCGTGCCTGAAGTACCCGCCGAAATTTGACCGCCGCCACCGCCGCCGCTCCCGCCGCCGACGCCTGAGGAATTTGTGTTTGTGGCACCGCCGCCGCCGCCATATGCAAAGACATGCGAGCCGAAGGAGGTAGTGCCTCCGACACCGCCCGGATTGCCGGGGGCACCTCCTGCGCCTACGGTCACGGCCTCATTGTCCGCGAGATCTGCGAGCTTGATGACCGCCCGATTATAGCCGCCGCCCCCGCCGCCGCCTTGCCGGTGATTTCCCGTCGCGCCGCCGCCGCCGGCGCCCCAGCATTCAACAATCGCTATTGCCTCTGAGCCGAGGCCAGTCGGCTTAACCCATGTCCCGGAGGCAGTGAACTCCTGATAGCTGATGGTTGCACCACCGCCGCCGCCGCCACTGGCTGCCACCGAAAGAATGCGGAAGTCCCCGCCGAAAAACACCACGAAATAAACGGTGTCGGCATCGAAGTCGCCGGGGCCAAGAGGATCGCCCGTCGCCTTTACCAGGTCGTAATAGGGATTGTCGGCGGTAGCCCTAAGGCGGCAGGCATCGGTGTTGCTGACGTTTGGTTGGACATAGAAGCCCATGCCCGCGACCACGTCGCCATCCAGTTCCGGATCGACCGTGATCGTGTAGTCGTTGCCGGCATTGACGATGGCTGTCGGTTTCAGGGCGACCGCGTTGAACAACAGGCCGAACTTTTCCGCCACTTCGTCCAGATAAGCCGGCCCGCCGACGGGCGGCGTAGATGCGGACGTGGGTACCTTCCTGTCAGCCATTCACGGCCTCCCATATCTGCGGAGCCTCGTCGACCAGCGTTAGCCTGGCGGTGAGGCCTTTCCCGTTTTCGATCTCGGACACGATGAGACGCTTGAACTCCTGGCCAACCACGCCGACGACAACGAGGCACCCCTCGGTAATGGCTGCGACCGAACCCGGGTCGAAAGGCCCGCCTGGCACGGCGTCATTCGGCACCGGCTCCGCAAAGGTCAGCGTGTCCGTTTCACCAGGCGCATTTGCCAAGGCATGGACGGTCGAGGTGCCGTCAGCGCGTCGGATCGCGATGCCGGTCTTGTTGCCGAGCTCAAGCAAGTCCGGCACCTCGAGAAGGTCGGCCGTGCCCAGCATGTCGGCCTCGTCCTTCACCTCTACGACTGCATCGAGAACCACGCCCAGGACGTTCTCTTCCGGGCCGTCGAGAATGACCGACTTGATGCGCGCACCGCCATGATGCCGGCGAAGAATGTCGTGATTGACAGTGACCAAGGAGCCGCGCCGGCAGACAATCGCTTCAACCGGCGCGGTAAAGCTATAAAAGGTCGAGCGGTGCTGGGCCTGGGCCAGGTCGAACGATGCGCGGCGGATGATATCCGCCTCGTCCGTCAGTCCGTCGTAAGTCACCTGCTCGGTGCGGGCGTCAGTACCGGCAGCACCTGCGCGAAACACGGTGATCTGACGCTCGGCGTCATCGTCCTCCGCCTCGCGGTAGTTGATACGAAGGCCGGCAGGCAGGCGTGAAAACGCCTTGCTCCAGCGAAACTCCCTTATATTGCGCGGTGAGAACACCTGAATTGGCGCCTCTGCGCTGCGGTCATAGTCGCGGATGACGCCCCACAGTTCCGACTGATATTTTCTTGCATAGCCACAGCTGGAGATGATCCGGAGCAGATCGTCCAGGCCGTCGCCTTCCGCGACCATGTTGCAGCTGTAGCCGTTTTCCAGGCACTTCTGCCGCCATTCGAACAGGCCGGCCATATCGACAAGCTCTTCCGGAATTGGGTCGGCGTTCAGCGAGCCGGTCATGGCGTCCAGAAAATGCGGCGCAGGATTGCTCGTGACAGTCTGGATATGCCAGCCCGCTGCGGAAGCGTCATGAAGCTCACCGCCAGCCCAAACGCTCAGGTCGCTCGCGTCGGAGGGATCGTCCCAATTCACGGCGCTTGCGGCTGGCGAACCCGCGATCTGATCAGGGGCTGCACCGGAAGGGCGAAGGTAGCCTCCGGCATCGCCACCGGCCCACGTTCCTCCTTCAAGGCTTCCGCCGAGCGTGGTACCGGCCTCGCCAACAAGAACGTCATCGATCCAGAGCCGGACGCGGCCTGGGCTGACCCTTATATCCCACCCAAGCGTGTGCACCTCGCCGTCGAACGGCAGAAGCTTGATGGGAACTTTCAGCACCACAGTGTCATCCGTGGTCGACTGCACCGCCGTGTCGCCATCTCCGGCGCGGGCCACCAGCCTCGCATTGTCGTCGATGTAGATGGCCGATCCCGTGCCCGAACCGCCATCCTCCCATACGACGGACCAGGCGCTTGGCTGTTTCGGAAGCCTTAGGCTGCATTCAAAAGCGATGTCGGCCGACTTGTCGAATGTGCCGTGTGTGATCACGGAAACCGGAGCCACGGTGCCCGGCACCGCCGCCGGCACCTGATAGCCGCCATAGTCCCGCACATAACCTGACGCCCTGACAGACAACTGGCCCACGGCCCGGTTCCTGGCGCGCACGCCGATCAAGGCCACATCGCGCCTGGCGATCGGGTATTGCTCGCGGACCGACACCAGCCGGCGCAGGGTGACACGGTCTATCAGGCCGTCGCGCGTCAGCGGCAGGCTGCCGCCGTCGTTGACGCCGAAGAAGTCGTAAATGTTCCCGTCGTAGATGTAAGTGTCCGAGGTGAAGAGCGTGTCCCGAAAGGTTGCTCCGCGAATGACCTCGATCTCATATACTCCGGCAGGCCATTCGTCGGCCGAAAGGTAGACCTCTACCAGGTCCGAGGTGACCGTGACGTTGCGCACATTCGTCGTCGCGGCCGTATCCGATCGATAGATGTCGTCGCCGGCGCCGGCCGAGAAATAGGGGTCGGCGTCGAAGTCCTCGCCCACTGGAGAAACATCCTGACCAGGCACCAGCTTGCGCGCCTCGATAAAGCCTCGATCGGTCGGCGGCGGAGGCAAGGTGCCATCAAATGCGGAGCCGAAACGGAACTTGATCTGGGCGCGCCGCGGTGCCTGGGTCGCGTCCATGTAATGAAGCTCCGGCAGGTACCGCCAGGCGGCCGCGCCGCGCCGCCGTATCCTGATGCGAAAGGGAATGCGCAGCTTGTCGCTGACATCGTCCTGCCGCAGCAACGCCGACACAACAAGGTGCAACCACGCCTGGTCGGGCGCGTCCGCTGTTGCCATCCCGTGCCAGACGGGCGTCGTGCCGCTGTAGACTGACTGGTCGATAGGATCCACGCCGTGTACGGACATTTCCTGGCTGAGATCGGCCGTCTTGCCATATCTGGTGACAAGGCCGAGACGGCTTTCGCCGGCAAGCCCCTCGCGGAGCTCGATCTGCAGGTCGCCGTCTTCTTTCTCCGGATCCCACGTCGTCTCGCCCAGGCGAATATCGGACAGCTTGTGCGGACCGGCCAGCACGTGAACGGCCTCGACATATTCGTCCTGGCCGATCAGCTCGACGATCGGCTGCATGGCAAAGGGCGGGAACAGCCGGCGCGAGCCGATGACGCGGGGCACGGCCGCATTTGGCTGCAGCACATTACCGCTCACCGAGGCCGGCTGCAGCTCTCCGCTGCCGCTCTCGCTGGACGCTTGTTCCTGGCGGCTGCCACCGCGCGTCGGAGGCGAGCTCAGTGCCGTGATGGCAAGGGAGCCGGCAATGCCCACTGCGGTCGCCAGCAGTTTCGCACCAAGAGAGCCGGCCGCGATGCCGATGGCCGGGATCCCGAGAGTGGAAATGCCGGCAGTAATTAAGGTCAGCGCAATCGCCGCCACTATCGCGAAAATGCGCTTGCCGCCTCCGCCGCCGCCACCACCGCCCTGGAGCGGCATATGAAACGTGACGTGAACCGGCACACCGTTGACGCGACCCGCTTTGGGCCGAACATAAGCCCACATGTGCCGCGGCACCGGCTCGCCGTCGACCGCCACCACGCCGCGGGCATGAAAGTCGGCAGGCAGGCATCCGGCGCGCGATACGATCTCGCTGACGGAGAGCCCTTGCGGCCATAGATCGAGCCTTGGCGAGCCGAGCTGAAAGGGCTCGCGCCAGATCGTCACGACATGGCTTTGTGGCGCCGGAAGCATGCGATCCTCTCGCGTATGGTGAAATGTGAGAGCGGTACCGCGACGGTCGCGGTCGCATATTCGACGTGCAGTACCTGGCCTGGCCGGATCAGCACCCCTACGTGGCAGGCGTTTATCCCGCCCGAACGCCGCATTACAGCGACGTCGAAGGGCCTTAGATTGTCGCTGCCCACCGGGCGCCACTCTTCGCTTCGCGCACCGGCCGAGATCGCTCGCGCCACGCTGATTAGCTGCCGCGCCGAGATCTCGCCATAGCTGGGCAGATCAATGCCCAGCTCTTGTGCGTAGACCAGCCTGACAAGGCCCCAGCAGTCCAGCCCGGCAAGATCGCGGCCGCCATCCCTGAAAGGGATACCGACATAGCGGTCGCTCCAGTGCATTTTGGCGGTGGCGATCCCCATGCCCGAGACCTCACAGATAAAGCCCCGGGAAGCCGAGCTGAGTGGCGCGCATCGCCGGCCAGGCCTCCTGGGTGTAGTCGTAGGACCGGATCGTGCCGGAGAGTTGCAGCACGTCGCCGTCAACGTCGGTAAGTGCGAGGTGCCTTGCGGCGTAAATACGCTGCACGGGAGTGGCAAGCGGCACCCTCGGGTTTTGCGTCAGGTCGAACTGGCTGGCCGCGATCACTTCGAAGTCAAGCCGTGCCCTGGTTGGAACGGACAGGATCGCATCCCCGATCCTTTCGTCGACGTTCTGGAGCGTGAGCCGCGTGGTGGGCGGGGCGTCCGTGTCGCTCAGGAGCTGGATGTCGAACATGAAGCCCTGGAAGGTATTGCCGTCGAGTACATAATCGACCGGATCCGACACCACGCGCACGTCCTCGGGGAGATTTGCGTGACGGATGGTCAGAAAGACCAGCAGCGTTTCTGCGCTCTCCTGCCGATCGAGCTCGCGGCGCGCTGACGGGTCGATATCTCGTTCGATCGTCATCGCCTCAATCCATCACGAGCGCGGTGAAGCTGACCGTCCATCCGCCCGGGGCAAAGGACGCGATCTGGTAGGGCGTCTCGCCTGTCAGCTTCACGGTCACGGGCACCTTGCGGCGCGGGTGCTCGATGGTGAAGGGCAGGACGCCGCGCGCCAGGTCGACCCGGTAGAATGCTTCGAAGGTCTCGACCTGCGCCTCCGTCATCACAAAGGCGAAGCTTGCGGTCGACAGCGTCACGGTGCTGCGGCTGCGGCCGATCGGCGGCCCGACTTCGGGTTCGAACAGCGCCGCCGCGCGCTGCGGCGCCTCCTGGTAGGAATGGGCGTCGCTTTCCTGAGGCAGCGACGCCGGCCATGCCGCAGTCATCGTCTGACCCTCCTTGGGCTGATGCCGTATCTCGCCGCGTTCGCCGCATCGAAGCCTCCCGACGCGAAGCTCTCGCGCACCCGCTCGATGACCACGTCGACGATCTCTCGCCCGTCGCCATCGGTCCTGCGCCGCTCGCGCGCTTCAGTACCGTCGGCATTGTTGATGACGTTGACCGTGACGCCGGCGCCCTGTGCGCCGCGAAGAGACGAATTCGGAAGCACCATGGCGCCGCGCGACGTGCCGATGACAGGCTCCGGCCCGCGCTCGCCGACAATGCCGAACGTGCCGGACGGGATCAGGCCGCCGGTTGCGAAGAAGCCGGAGAAAAGCTCGCCGAAGAAGTCGCCGATGCCGGACAGGAAACCGCCGCCGGAAGAGCCGCTTGAGGTTTCGCTCTTGAACATGAGCACTGCATCGAGCACGTCGTTCAGGAGCTTGTCGGTGATACGATCGAGCGCGCGCAGCGCGGTATCGGCGAGAACCTCGAAGGCGTTCTCGCCATTGCGCAATCCGCTGACGATATCCGAGACCGCCCCTCGCACGATCGC